GGATAAGATTGGCAACTTCTTTTACCAGACTGATAGTATCATATCCGGCAACAACTAAATCAAACTTATGAAAAGCAGCTTTGAGTGCTTTATAAGCAGCATTGATGTCCGTACTCTTTGGATCATCGTCAACTAAGTTAAACTGGACAAGACAGTTTTCCCAATCCTCTGTAAAATCAGCCAGTTCCGTTGTGGCAGCGACAAGTGAGAATACCCCGTGAGGATACACGGCCTCATCATCTGCTTCCGTGTTATAGAGAGCAGACAGGCCGTATTTCCCATCGGCTATAAACTTGTCGTAGATAGCATCAAATAATGCTTTCATATTTTGAAAACCCTCTTAATCTCAGCCCTTGTCTTTTCAAGAGCCGGTCTCAAAAACGGCTTATCCATTTCAATCTTCGGAGCATACGGCAACGGAGAACCCACAGTTAGCTTATTTCCTTCAACCTCCGCAGTAATTGAGTCTTGGAGGTCTCCTGATACCACAACCACATCTCGTTTAGCTGTGTTTACAACAATAGGAGCAATCTCCTTTAACCCTGCGGAGGTTCGTCTATTCACTTCACCAAGGACAGCATTTGTATTATCAGTTATTTTCACGTTACTTTCCTTATCCCGATTACCAATAGGGTTCCAAGGTTTCGCCAATCAATTACATCGACGATTTCGTAAGTCACACCATTATAAACAATCTCATCTGTGGTAGTAATGGTGACTCCGGCTGGGACACGGCAACGGAGAACAGCATCGAGAAAATGTGTTTTTTTAGCAAACATCATTCGCTCTTTGCCGCTCGTCCATTTTATAGCACAGAGCATATTAGCTACAATGATTACTGGGGTTAGGGCTACGCCTTCAGAGCTATTGACTTTGGTATTCCTAACGACATTAACCACAACGTTGTAGATAGCTACCCCGTTCACTACCGAGGTAGCATCTATGCTCGTATCACCAGCTTGAATCCGATAAGACATCTTGCTTAAGCCGCTCCGTAAATCCGAATCAGTGTTCTGGGCTTCGTGCAAATGTTGAGCGGGTTCGACTGGGTATTAATGCTGATGCCCTTATCGAAAGCCATCCGTTCCTGCTTTGCATAAAACGGCAGACCAATGGTGTTCACGGTTTCCATATAATCAGCAGGTGCATTAATGGTCTGGAACAGTCCAGGTGCTCCAACTGGGAACAGCCGTCCTTCTGTGGCGGCGATGAAACTGGTTGAAGCAATTTTGCCACGATAGTTCTCGAAGAAAATACCGGCAAAGGGGAACCCCTTACGCATATCTTCACGAAGGAATCCACCGACTCCGGTCAGACCTACCCAACGCTCGTAAGCTGTCTTGACCGAGGTGTTGACAATAAACTTGTCCCATACATCATTACCCATCAAACAATGGATATGATCATAAGGAGTCCCGCCGAGGGCTTCCTCAACCAGACGAATAGCTGCGGTACACATCGGAGCCTGTTCCGTTGCGGCTGTGTGCATATCCCAGTCTTGGTCGGCCTGTTTGCGTACCCCAAACTCGTTGAAATAATCATAAAGGACAGTCGTGGTGTCACCATCAAATACAACGCCCTTGATTGCTCCAATACGCAACCATTCCAGTGTAACTTCGTGGCTCTGTCGCATCGAGGCAATCTTATTTGTGACTACCTGTGCTACGCCTTCTGTCTCGGATTGGCTACCAAAAGCTCTGATACCTTGAACCTCCGCAGCGAGCACGGAATCATCAAGCGGGAAATGCGGGACGAGGAAGTTTCTGGCTCTACGGTCTTGTTTCTTGTTGACATCAGCAGGAGCACCATAGGGCTTGGAAACGAGTAACTGCAACACGCCGTCACGTTCCTCGATGATGACCGACCGATTTGTAACGCCTTTGTTTGAGAATAATCCCAATTCCCCAACTCGTCCGGGTTTATGAGGGATGTTGTTAATAGCATCCGTCAACGAAGTTACGTTGAAAGCGTTGCCTTCAAATACATCTAAAACGCCTGGCATAATAAATCTCCTTGAAAAATTTTAATTTTGACTTACTTTTTTGTTCACAAATACAATTCCTTACTAAATACCTTAAGCAGTCGGTGGGCCAGACTGATAAATTGTCGGCTCAGTTCTGATTGTCATACCGCGAGCGGCAAGAGCGGTCTTAGCTCCGGCTAACTCAGCAGCCGCCCCGAATAAATTGTCACCATCAAGGATGCAATCACCCTTTGAAATCACCGCACGTTCAATAAGACCATCAGTTTGAAGGTCAGCGAGTAATACCTTTTCCAACAGGACATAATCTGCGTTTGCACCAGTAGCAAGAATTATACCGCTACCGGCAGCAGTCGAACCACCAGTTGTAATAACACATGATGGCTCTGTCACACCTTTTACTCCCATAGCAACTGCAAGGTCGAGCATCAAACGACCGTCAATATCAATATTGTCCTTCTTACCAGCAGTTCCCCATGTGATAGTCACAGCGGCAGCACCCAACGTATCAATTGCATCACTGAAAGTAACAGTATCGGTTACTGTACTCAATCCTTCAAATGCGGCCTTGAGAGTAGCTACGAGAGCATCAAATGCGAGGGCTGCTGTCCACTGGCCTTTGTAACCGAGCTTAAATGTCCCACCATCCGGGTCAGGTGCGGCAGCAAGGGCTGTAATTGTAGTAATCTGAGCTACTGCTCCACCGGGTTCAAGTATCTCACCTACAACGAGGCCAACTGTCGCACCGGGGATACAGGTGATATGTACCTTACTCCGTGCTATTTCGTGTGGTGTTTCGTATTTAACAACGTCACCAACCACCATTTCCTTGTTTTGCGTACTCATAATAATCTCCGAATAAGAAATATTTCCAGTTAATCCCTAACCGCTACTCTGCGGGGGGTATTTTTACTTCTCCAGACCCGCAGCCTTTCTGCGTTTGGACACTTCTTTCTGCATCGCATTGGGCTGACTGGTGGACTGATTGGCTAATTCGAGTACCTGAGCTTGCGATTTCTCATCCAGCGGTACAGGTTTGTTCTGCACCAGTACATCGTACAGCAAATCAAAACCATCCTCGACCTTGTTCAGTAGTGACAAAGCCAGAACCGTCGGCTCGACATACTTGGCCACAATCACGTCCTTGACAGCCGGAGTAATAAGCCCGGCCTTGACCAGATTACTCAACTTCAACTCCCGATTCTCGCTGACGAGTTTTACAACTGGGTCAACAACAGCGGCAGGTTCTTTCTTTGGCTCTGGTTTCTGTAAGCCTTCAAGGGCTAAAACCACAGCCTCCTCGGTCGGTTTCTCATCCTTGATACCGAGTGCTTTCGCAATCTTCTTCAAAAATTCCATCTTGTTTGCTCCTTTACTTAACGATAATTTAACAAAATCTTTTAACCCGCCGATAACGGGGTCAACGCATAGTGCAACGTGGTCGATAGGCGACTTATATTTATTGCCTCCACCATCTACAACCTCCGCAGGGACAGAAATACTCACATCAGTTACTTTTGCAAGGTCTGGATTCAATAGCTCCAGTATCCCGAAAAGACTGTCCCCCTCGACAAACAAACTTGTTACCCATCCCTGATTCGCCTCAGGATCATTCGCTTTATCGTGCCCAGGTGGAATCGGAACCTTGTTTCCATTAGTGACCCACCGATTAAATTCATTCACCCAATGCTCAAGAGTCTGTTTCGTAATCGTAAATTTCTGATTGGTTGATGCCTTGATATAGTGTCCAACCTTAATTAATTCCTTACGATATTTATTCAGTCCGGCAGCACAGGCCGGAAAAGTGGACAACTGTAAAATCAAATTTTCCTTAATCATTTTAACTCCTAATCAAACCATTCAACATCTATATCCGCAGTCTTGTCGTTACTGAAGAAATTCAACATATTCAGATTACTTATCGAATACAGAGTATTTATAGGATAGCCATCCCAGATTGGCCCCGGTAGTTCTACGCCAGTAATTGCACTACAAGTTTCTTTTAATCGTACTCGCACAACATCCGAGTTTCCTCTTACACACTGGATTCTACAATACTTACACTCTTGTGCTTCAGCGGTTTTTATCCCATCTACTAACGTCACTCGTTGTGACCCGCCATCATCAGAATGATGACTCAGTATATGTTGGAAATAATTTCTACCGCTACTCTTCATTATTCTCCTTGGGAGGGACATTAGCACTCCCTGATTCTTCGGTGGGGACATCAAGTTTATCTCTCATCCCCTGCAAGTCAATGTCTGGGTCGGTTTTACTACGTTCCTCATACACCTTGCGGAGGAATGTTATCTGTGTATCAACCAACGGAGCAGCTACCAATCGCACTCGACCAACCATCTCTGCTCCGAAGTTGAGTACAAGCAACTGATTGACAAGTTGTTTATTTAGAACACGGGTTATTGCTCTATCAGTCTCTTGTATGTTAGTCATTAGCAAACCAATATGCTCACCGGCTTCTGCTTTAGTTCCATACTGCCCCTCAAGAATACTGCGTTCAGGAAATCCCAAACCCCGCACCTTCTGAGCATCCAGATATTTAAGGCGGTCATTAAACGATGCCTGCTTCTTGCCTTTATCATCCAGTAGCTCAACATTCCAAGCATAAAGATTAGCAACCTCAGCATTAGTTAGTTCCTGCAATACCTGAGCCGTTGTGGTAGGTATAGCCACACTCCCGGAACTCTCCAAAGCTGCAAGTACCAATACAGCAATGTCACCATTATCCGTAGAGACACCATCAACTGTACCTGTCCCCGGGGGATATTTCACAACCCAATGAGTCCCGGCCAACTTCTTATCGTATCTTCGAGCACCGCCATTACATTCATCCCACATATCCATCGACTGTCGAATGTTCTCAAGCAAAGGCATCCCATATAGATAACCCGCCTCAACACCAAACGCAATATGCAAACATTTGACAAGCGGAATATCCAACGGCATTGCTGGCCCGATTGTCCCAGTCTGTTGTGACACACTGCCCCAACTCATTGAGTTCTGACGATACCCATTGAAGTGTCCATTCTCTGTCACCAGTATCGTAGTCATATCATGCAACAAAGGCTTCAGGGCATCAATATAAATCCTATTCCCATCAGAACTAAACAGTTTCTCAAAACCCTGCCATCCGAAATCAACTTTCGCATAAGCCACTGCATTATGAATAAGTTCCTCTCGTAACGGCAATATGTGTTGGAAAAATTCAGAGACCTCCGCAGGGACATCATCATCGGCCTCGATATTCCAACTACCTGCCTGAATACAACTAACCAACATAGTCCGGGCAAGTTGCACAGTGGGGTCTTTCCTGACGGCTCTCAGTTGAGTATAGGTTCCTATCGTGTTGTAACTACGATTGAGAGTCCCGTCCCCAAATGAATAGCTAATCGTTTGTGGGCCGGTTAGTTCTCTTATCTTCGGTTTCTTTTTGGAGTTTTTAACAGTCATTACTTCTCCCATTGGCTACAGGATTCGTCGGGATTCATCACTGTTCGGAAACGGAAACAGATAGTATCAGGACGATGTTTACAGGTACGACATTGCCGAACCTCTTTCGACTTCCCGCTTTTCTTAATAGGTACAACACCAAACGAATCTGTCATTTTAACCCCCTGCTGTAACCGTAATTATTTGATTGTTTGAAATAGTTAAAGACAATGGGAACTTCTTATGAAGCACATAACCCAATGCGTCAGTCGGATGGCCGATGTCACCACTATCATCCGCCACTCTCGTCCCGGGCTTGTACCCCCTCGACTCCAAATCCAAAATAAGATGCTTACACTTTGAGTCAATAAAGACGTGCCGGACACCATCGCCGGAACAGATACGAGCATTAGTCGTTGCAAACCTATCTGCCACAGGGGGATTACTGCTGATGTAGTGCATCGTCCTTCCCAACTTTTTCAACTGCACATCCTGAGCAATATGATTGTAGTCGGTCATATACGCAGAGGTATGTCGCCCCCTTGCACTCGCATCCCCATACATCTGAAATCCCCCCTTATGATTTCCGTATTGACTCAAGAGTATATTCAGAGTAGCAGGGGTGTTCGTATTCCGAATCCAAATCTCATCAAATACCTCTAACGTATTCCCCCTCAAATGACACAGCACCCAAGCCATAGGATTCACATTGAAGTCGGAGCCAACCACTATCGGCAGGTTCGGGTCATAGCTACACGGTCTCACATTGTATTCACTATCGAAAGCGTGAAAAACTTCCCCACTTATAGACAACCAAGTTGCGTTAAACTGTTCCTCGAAATCTCGGATGTCCATTGTAGCTCGACACAATTCCAAATAATCCTCTGGTACAATTCCTGCACTCGGCCAAGCAAACACAGCACTATCCGGCAACTCCCCTTTCGCCGCTTTCCGACATTTATCACGATACTCCGCCGCTCCAATCCCAAACCTCTTGGGGATACCAATGAAGTCCACCCATCCATTCCGCCACACTAATGTCGGCAGTATGCTCAAGTCAAACGTCCCGGGCTTAATATCGGAGTTCTCATCAATTACACCCCCGTCTATGATAAGCCCCTCTATACGCTGTGGTTTATCCAACCCAACAAGAAATAACTCGGAACCAAACACAGTCTTAATACAAAGTTCACTTATAGAAGGCTCTCCAAGAATCCAATGCGAGGGAATCAAACCCAACATCCGCTCCCAAGCCACTTTCTTACATTGCTGATAAGTTGGACTCCCAAAAAAGTACCGAGGATCAGACCAGGGTTTCTTGACCGGCAAATGCCTCACCAACTTCCGCATAGCCAATTCCGTCTTACCACTCTGCCGACCACACGGTAAGTAGTTGAACCTACATAGACTCGCCCAGTAAGCAGCTTGCTTTTCGTGGTAGTCGAGTTGTGGCCAGCAATCATTCACTTGGTTTTTCCCCTATTGTAGCAACATCCATTTTTTCACAAGCCTCCGCAGGTGTATCTTCGGCATACCCCCCCTCGTATTTCCGAATCACTTCCACCTGTCTCATATCAGGATACCGTTTTCTCAACAACGCAATAGCCAACGGGGTATCATCATAGGCTCGGTCACAGACATTATCCAGAAGTGAGACATCTTCATGTCGCCCCTTAGCTCGGGTAAGAGCATCCTCTATCTCCCTGTTGACACCCGGAGGTCGTCCCGGCCCACCCGGGTTTCCTTCTGCGAACTGGCCATTTTCGTTTCTACCATCCACCGTTTGTCTCCGTTAAATTACGGATTATTCACACAATTATACCGATTACAGCGGTTATAAATATTATGACAATCGCAAACTTATACTTATTCTGTGTGCGTATCCACTCCTTTATCCACTTGACATCAGTGTGCATCTCAATAAGCATCTCGTCCCGCTCACCGTTAGTCATTAAAACCCCCTATAAAAATAGAGGCTTGCTGGAAAGACGGTTGCCAATCCAACAAGCTCTCTGCGGAGGTCACTGATAATAGCACCGAGACTCCAAATATCCTCAAGGAGTCTCGCAATATAGGTTGACATCAGTATCCGTGTCACACCTCTGTTACCTCGATATAAAATACAAAACTCTTACAATCGCTATTATCAGTATAACAGAAATGTCGATTCTTGTCAACCCCTTTGGCCGATAAAAATAAAAAAATTATAGGACTTCAAATGCCTATTGACTTTTTTCAGAATTTGTCCCCCTCTCTTGGATAGCCTCGATGCAAATCTGAATCAACTCAATCCGTTCCAGCGTAATCCTCTCCCCCAAGATATGCAGGTGATTGATAATATCGGATTTAGTGGAGGTATATCCTCTTAATTTTGGCCCCGAATCAGATGCCAACCAATCTTCTGCAATCTGGTAGGGGTCAAATTTCCCCTCACGTTCCCGATGTTCTGCCAATAATTGCTCAAAGTCCAAATCCATAATACAACCCTTTCAAAAAACCCCATTTTAAGCGAAATACACCAGTTACATACCCCCCACCCTACCCACTCCATATTGCAGTGTGGATTTTTGGCTTAATACACCAGACTGCAATAAGGGGGCGGTAAGGGGGAGGTG